GCATTTCGATCAAACGTTCATCACATCATTATTTCTACTTCACACTAGGAGAGGAACATTTCATGATAATATAGAACTTATGATGAAACTAATTAATGAGAAAGTAGAGGATGAGTATGGGGATGTTGTTCCAATCTCAATGTCAACAAAAGGAAGATTAAATGCTACTGGATGGATACAGAGAGAGAACAAACAACCCGCATTTGGTGGAACTGTTTACATACCTGATAGAGGTAAGATGGATGGATTTGCTCAGGGAGTGCCATTTTTTACATACTGGTTAGACATAGCAGTAGAGGAAGGATTAAAGCACAAACAGAATCAAGGAGCAAAAATAGGATACCAGAAATGGTTTCAAGAATTTCTTGCTAGACCAAGATTCAAACAAATGAAAGAACAAGTACTAACTACTGGTATCTTGAACTACTAGACAATTAACCTATTTTATACTATACTAAGTTATGAGAAAATTCTTTAGTCCTAAAGGACAAATTAGACTCATCAAAAAAGCACTCAAATCTGATACTTACTACACTAGTGAAGAGTTGATTAAATTAAAAACATCACTCAGAAAACTAGAGAAGGAAGTAGAGGATGAGAGACATTTCCAAAATGGAGGATTTGGTTATGACATTTAATGTCTATGAAATTATCGAGGACAAGAAAACTAAAGTCCAAGAGGAAGAAGAAGAGTGGGTATCTGAAATTATTGGTTCAGAGGATGATGAACTAAAACGACTAATACAGGAGTTTTAAATGAACAGGTATCAAGTATGGTTACAACGTGATAATGGTATTCCAAAAACTGTTATTGTTGATGATTGCTATTATGAAGATGAAGCAAGACTATTAGCAGAATCACAGTATGGATTACCAGTATCAAAAGTATTGTATCAAGGCAAATCAAATACAGGTCAGTATCAACATGACTTAGAACCCCCATATCCAGACTATAATAAAAATATATTCAGAAATGGTATATTTGATTTACAGGTTATTGGCACACTTGGAGGATTACTATTATTGTTTGTTTTTATACAATACTGGTACTTATTTGTTGGTGCTATAATAATTGGAACTGTATATGGTATCGTAAAAGACGAAAATTAAAATAGGCATAAATTCTTGTTACTTTTTACATTAATTTAATGATCTTATTTCTAAATAATAATGTAGAACTAAGGAGTAACAAGATGCACTAAATCTCATATATTATGAGACTATGTAAACATTACTAGGAGGTTTGTATGACCAACAATTTGTCTTTCAATCAAATGGCACATTGGAAACATGATGTTAATTATAATTCTCAAGAGAATAAAATAGACGAGTACTTTGAATGTCTAATTGATTGCAGAGATAATGATAGAATGTGTAAAACATATTGCACAGAACTACTGAATTAGAGGGAAACAACCGAATATCTACAGAGGGTTGCATAACCCTCTTTTTTATTGTATAATATTAAATGATATTATATTTAATATGAATAACATAGGTTTAGAAGTTGTATTCTGGACAGTATTAACAATTTATCTTTTAACAAAGTTGGGAGTCTTTAAAAAATGAAACTAACTCAAGAGATTATCGACCAGATACAGGAAGCAATGCTACACACCAAAAAGGATGGTAGTATTAATTGGAGTGATGATGATGAAATTGTAGTACAATTAGCAGGGACATTTGCTAACGATAGATTTATTGTAATTAAGAATAAAACTAAAGACCCAGTTATTAGTGCTAAACCTCATCCATATTATGATTATGAGAAGAATGTATTTACAAAAGATGGTAGAGAAGAGTATATGAAGGAGCAAAAAGAGTTAGCAACTAAAAGATTACATAATGATATAAAGAAATCACAATGATAGACACAATCTTATATGGAGACTGTCGTGAAACACTTAAGAATCTAACAAATCTAAGTGTTCAAACGTGTGTTACATCCCCCCCATATTACGGTCTTAGGGACTATGGTGGGGAAGAAAAGCAATTAGGACAAGAAAATAGTCCAAAAGAATATATTGACAACTTAGTCAATGTATTCAGAATAATAAAAGAGAAATTATCTGATGATGGAACTCTATGGGTTAACTTAGGGGATAGTTATTATAATTATAGACCAGGTAAAGGTCAATCATATCCTAAACAGTCAGTATCTAAAACTAAACAAGATTTACCAGATAAATGTAATAAACGTGGTAACAAATTAGATGGATTAAAAGAGAAAGATTTAATTGGCATCCCTTGGATGTTTGCATTTGCAATGCGTGATGATGGATGGTATTTAAGACAGGATATTATATGGCATAAACCTAATCCAATGCCAGAATCAGTTAAGGATAGATGCACTAAATCTCATGAGCATATATTCTTATTCTCTAAAAACAAAAAGTATTATTATGACAATGAAGCAATCAAAGAACCAGTCAAGCAAGACTGGGGAACAAGAGACCGCACAAAAGGTAAGTACCATAATATTGGTAGTGGGTTATCTCCTCATAGTGGTTTATCCAAGTCTTATGACAGGAAAAATAAACGTGATGTTTGGTCAGTAACAAATAAACCATATAAGGGAAGTCACTTTGCAGTATTTCCACCTGACTTAATTGAACCTTGCATATTAGCAGGGAGTAGAGAAGGAGATTTGATACTTGACCCATTCATAGGTAGTGGAACTACAGCAATGGTATCTAAGAAACATAATAGACATTATATTGGATGTGAGTTGCATGAAGAGTATCAGGAACTAATACAACAGAGAGTGCCAGATCAGAAAGTGGTACAAAATGGACTGACAGAACTTATTGATACACTATAATAAAGACATCAAGGTTAATGCTTACATTCACAAGTGCTAAGGGATACCTTTAACCTTGATAAACCAATGTCGTTTGACTTTTTCTAATTGACACAACTACAACCTAAACCAACTCGCAAGAGAAGGACACGCACTACTTCAAAAATAAATAAAACAAAACCTACCACACAAAAAATGGAAGTAGTCATTACAGAGGATACAAGAGAGAACAAACTCGATACGTTTAGTATAATTGTATTACCATTTCTCTATCTTGAAGCATTTGTAAAACTTATCTTGCAAGTCAAGTGACACTCACATAACTGACTACCCCTCTTAACAGAGGGGTTTTTTTATGCTATACTACATTTATTGATATTATATTTAATGACCATTTCTTTGAGACCACATCAAAAAACTTGTTTAAATGCAATGTGGAAGAATGATAAAGGACAGATCATAGTGCCTACTGGCGGTGGTAAAACTTATATTATGATCGCTGATTTCATGAAGGAATTACAAGTAAGAAAAGCACATACTACAGTTGTAGTAGCACCTCGCATATTACTTGCAAATCAATTATGTTCTGATTTCTTTGAACATAACCTAGACAATAATCATAATCTTTCAATTCAATGTATGCATGTACATAGTGGTGAGACTGGACATTATTCGACAACAAAAGCAAAAGATATTATGATGTGGCATCTAATGTCTAATGTTAATGAAGCGAGAATAATCTTTACAACTTATCACTCATTACACAAAATAGTTGAGAGTAATATTCCAGTTGATACAGTATATTTTGATGAAGCACATAACTCAACTGGTAAGAACTTCTTTAATGCAGTTAAAACAATATCAAAACGTATTGATAATAATTGTGGTAGTGCATACTTCTTTACAGCAACACCGAGATATGGTAGAGGTAAGTCAGAAGAGAGAGGTATGCAAAATTCTGATGTGTATGGACATGAGATAGCAAAAGTAAGTGCTAAAGAATTAATTGACAATGGTATTATATTACCACCTATGATAGTTCCCTTTGATTCTAACTTGAATAGAAATAAAGTTAATGCTCATGAAGTTGATGCTAGTAACCTTAAATCTATTCTTACTGATACAATAGAGGATGATTCTAAAGTATTAGTATCAGCACCAAGTACTAGAGTCTTAATGAATATGCTATCAAGGACAGATATACTAGAGTGGTTTAAGGAAAATGGATTTGATGTATTACATATTACATCTAAGTATGGTGCAGTCATCAATGGTAAGAAAGTAGGTAGAGATCAATTCTTTGATACTCTCAATGAGTGGGGACATACCGATAGAAAGTTTGTTGTTTTTCATTACAGTATATTATCTGAAGGTATCAATGTAGCAG